TCGTAGATATAGTCTGATGAGAATAAAGCACTGCTCATCATCTGAGTTGCTAGATCAATCTTTTCTTTGAGTAGAGCTACCTTCTCCTGTTCGTAGATGATAGAAGGAGTTGTTAGCTTTAGTTCAAAGTTAGTAAGACTCTCTCCTTTGTACCCCTGGGTGTAAAGGTGTATAAGAGCAATCTTAGTCAGCTCTGATTCTAGGATGCGCTGGATTCTCTCTACTGTTCTAGCAAAGCGAATATCCTCGGCAGCAAGAGTTGCCTTGCCCTGCAAGTCTCCTTCGTAACCGAAGTATGCCTTGGGTATCTTAAGGGCAGCAAACATCTTATCTCTTAGGTAAGAGACGTCGTTGGTTCCGTCATACTCTAGTCCCTTGGTCGTATCGATTCTGGTTGAAGTATCACCTCCACGGACCGGGATATAGAAATCCTCGATCATATTCTGCATGTTAAAGCGAAGATTGTACTGTCCGGTTTGCGGATCTACGTACGGGGTCTTCTTCATCTGGTTGATGGTCTTCTGCATGAACTGCTCCACCTCGTTAGGGGGTACGTTACCGACGTTGATGTAGAAGGTCCTCTTCTCAGGAGCTCTCATGATCCTGTGGATAAGCATTGCATCCTCCATAAGGATGAGCTGCTTGAATACCTTCCGGGCTGGCTCTAGATAAGACCTGCCGTAGGGTAGGAAGTTAGTATCAGACAGAAGACGGAAGTGTGCTACTTCGTAGTTGTCTAACTGGATGATTTTGTCTTTGTGTCTGGGGATGTAATTAGGGTCGGTCGATGAAGCGATACCGTCAGGATCGATTGAGAAGGTGACCTTAGCTGGGGCTTTAGGGTCCTGGCTCTCGTGACGAACCATGCTATAGACGGTATAAGGGAGGACGTTGTAAACTCCGAACGTCTCAGCAATCTCTAGCTTAAGGAAGAAGTCCCCATACTTACACATATTCCTAGCCCATGACCATAAGTTAAACTCAATGTTTAAAACGTCGTAGAATAAGTTGTTGAGAATCTTCTTTACGTTCTCATCCGAGGTTTTTATCGTCAAGATGTCACCCATATCATTTCTCAGGCAAGACTCGTCAGCGATAATATCAAGGGCTGAAGCGATGATCGGATCAGTATCCATTGCCTCGTAATCGGAGTAGAGCTGAATCCTTAACGTTTGATAGTTAAGGTTTGGGTTGAAGATATTTTTGTTATTGTAGATGTAAAGTCTAGAGAAGCGGTCAACCAATGAATTGGTCTCGTAACGTCCAGTACTCTGGATGTGGTTTACGTCTGCTATCTTTAACTGATTCCCACCAACGTTACGTATTACGACGTCTGTGGAGAAAAGTCTCTGTAGTCTACTAAATAAAGAAGTGTTAGCCATTCAAAAGCTGTTTAAGTATAAATAGTCCTAACGGAGTAACCAGGTTAAATCCTCTTTTCCGTGCGGAGTATCCATAGTATACGGATTATTTTTCATATCTCCAACATTATACACAGGAGCCTGGCGGGTATTTAGGCTTGAGAAGGAAGATAACTGGGCTCTAGCCAGGTCCATACCTTGCTGGCGGAGTCTTAGGGCTGTATCTCGGACGTATAGCGCAGTAGCAAAAGCGATTATGAGATCGTCGTTATAACCGCTCTGTGCTTGAGCTTTGCCGTTTTTCCATACAAAGACTCTCATCTCCTCTAGCAGTCTCTTGGACTGAATAGTGACTGATTTATCTCTGATGTATTCCATCATCTTAGCGATTACTAGAGGACGGGTCTTCATAGACATGGTAAAGCCTGGGACTAAATTCCCTTTCTCATACTTATTCATATAGCTCTCGACCGTATCCTGGTCTGATCTAGAGGAGTAGTATAGGTTGGGGTATTCCCGGTCTAGGACCTGCTCGATGGTAGCCCATCCCATGGATGCGTTTTCAATCACTAGCAAGGCGTTGTTATATTCTGAGGCTATGCCCACTAATATGTTTCCGAAGTCACGGGGAGATACCTTGCTCCTATATTCACCGATTTGCGTAGCCGCTTCGATATCGATGATATGAAAGGTGCTGTAGTCGGCTCCGTCCCCTCTTGCTACGTCAGCCACAACCATATAAGACTTAGTGTAATCAGGGTACTCCCAGATCCATAAATTGCTATCTACTCCTCTTCTCTCGTTGGGGTCCTTGCGGTAGGTCTGCTCGTAGAAGGAGAGGTACTCAGGCTCAAAGACTGTTTCTCCTGAAGAAAGGAAGTCACAGTCACATTCCTGTGCTGCCATCCTAGGTCCTAGGTCGTTATCCTGTAAGTCTCTCCAGGCCTGGGTTCTTTCCGGATGCACGGTCCAGGGCAGACGTATGGGTATGAAAGAATTCTCTGACATCTCTGCTTTAGCCCAGGTCTGATGAAACCAGTTCCCTACACCGTTCGGGGTAGATAAAGCCATACACTGTCCTCCTGTTGCTAGGGTCTGCTGTGCAGCAGCGAAAGTCTCATCGATGTTATCGATAAACGCAGCTTCGTCAATAATCAGTAGCGATACAGCCTCAGATCTAGCAGCATCGGAGTTCGATGATTTAGCAGCGATCCTTGATCCGTTTACAAGCCGTAAAGAAAGTTTGTTTTTCTCTAAGGACTTAAGCCGCAACCAGCTCGGAAGCTGCTCGTACATAAACTGTACCTTGGTGACTAGGTTCCGGGCTGTGGCCTGGGTGGTTGCTAATGCGAGGATGTTCTTGTCCTTATGGAAGATCATCAACCACAGCGCATACCCTGATGCTAGGGTTGAGATCCCAAGCTGCCTAGATTTTAAAGTAATCAGAAATTGATTATCTTTGAACAGATGCAGGACCTTATCCTGGAAAGGGTATAGATTGAAAAGAATCCTGCCTCTCTGGGGATGCTGGATGTAGCAATACTTACGCATAAAGTATGCCGGGTCTTGGGCACACTTGGCGTATTCTTGTATTACTAACTGTTTTACATTCAGCGGCTGTTCGCTCATAATACCGTCAGTCCTAGTACCAGGGCAGCGCCCGTCCCTAGTCCGGTTAATAACCCTTTCCAGTAGTTGGCGGCTTTGCCGGCCTTCAACACTGCAATTTCTTTCTCTCTTGTCTCTAGCTGAATCCCTTTTTCAGTAATAGTTTCATAGAGAGCTTTAGTAATACCGTCTTTCTTAACGATCTGCTCTTTCTGAATATCTATGACATCTCTAAGCCCTTTAGCTTCTCTGATCCAGCTCTCAAGCTCGATCTTGCAAAGGTCACCTGCCTGCAGGTCAGCAATTACTTTTCTTGTAACCGTCTCCGGTAGGCAAACTAAAGTATCTTTATTAACGACTATAACGCTCTGCGAAATAGCGGGCAAGCTCAGCAGTAGAAAGCTTGCTAAGCTCAGCCATCCTTTTATTGAATTCATCTCTTTCTTTTTTACGTTTTGTTTCTTCTCCTTCTAATGCTTTGAGGGTAGAGTCGGCTCTGTTTTGAAGTCTTAGTGCCTCATTCTCTAAAGAGAAAACGACCGTCTTCAAAGAATCTTCTCTTGCTTCAGATGCCTCTCTTACTGCCTTCAATTCAGTCAAGTACTTTTTCTTGTAAGGGTTTAGTAAACCTGTGAACATAAGGATTGCTAGTGCAACTGCAATAACTGTGATAATTGATTGTAATTTGTTCATAGCTTAGATTAGAATCCTAGTAGCTGAGGGGCTTTGTTGCTTTTGGTAAAGTCGTTCTTAAATTTGATATCACCTGATAGTACTGCGGCTTTGAATTCTTCACGGGAGTATATCTTATAATTCCCTTGCATGTAAAGTAAAATTAAATCACTGGGTTCAGTTGCGTAGAAGTTATCAACATACCATCCGTAAAGCGTGTTGCGAATTTCACCTATATTGGCAAAATCAGATCCTGCAAAAGCGTCTTGGAATTCTCTATTCACCGCCTCTCTGACCTTTGTCAAAGTTGCAGGGTCTAAATTAGCTTTACCGATCTGTTCGAGGTACTTGGCGAGGTTAACTGCTTCCGGGATTTGCGTTATCTGTTCTAAGGATTCAATTAACTGCTTTAAGTTACCGTGACGCTCTCCTAATCTAGCTGAGTCAGCTTTAATTTCTATACTAACTCCTTCAACATCTACGTCTCCTACTGATCTTTTAACCCCGTCTTTCATAAAGAGAGCCAGGCCGTACTCACCTTTGCCAACTCCTTTGCTTGTACGGATAGAAGAGAAGTCAACTATTGGCTGTACCAGCTCCGTAGGTAGGTTTGTCTGCTTTACAAAGAAATCAACTAAACTGCCTCCAGCACTAGCTCTTAAATCACTAAGGCCGGGCATGGAGTCGGATTCAAGAAATTTAAGAAGTTTTTCTTCAGCATTCAATCTCTGGGCAGTTGTTAGTACTAGGTACTTACTTTCCTCCATACCTTTTTCGGTAAGTATTTCAGATATTTTTGAAGATATTCCTTGACCTTTGCCCTGTATCTGAGTGTATAGATTCTTAACGAATTCAGCAGGCAGATCGTCTTTGCGAGTCTTAAGGAGATCCATAAGAGCATCTACGGTGATTTCAGATTCCTCCTCTTCTTTTACTATTTCAGTATTGGTTCTCAAAGATGCTTCAGTAAGGTTAATTTTAAATAATCCTTCTAAGATACGAAGATCTTCCTCAGAGTCCAACTGCGGATAACCCTTAGCACATCTCCAAGACCATTCCTTGATTATCTTGTCGACTAAATCCATTATAGTCCTGCGAATACGTCCTCTCCAGCTCCGGGGGTAGTTGCGGGGGTTTCTGCTCCTGTCTCGGCTCCTGCTTCAGCACCGGCATCAGCACCGGCATCAGCAGCCGGTTCAGGTGCTCCTGCTCCTGCGAATACATCTCCTCCTGCTCCCTCTTCTCCTCCTAATGCATCCATTCCTGTCTGGATTGGACCGTGAGAGAGAATGATGCCGATCTTGTCGAGTGCCTGCTGGTACTCCGGTAGGTTGGCTAGGTAGTAGCGCTTGCCCTCGATATTGGCTTCAAAATTCTTACCCATCCACTTTAAGACCATATCTTGTCCGGACTTAAACTCTACCTTGAACGTAGAGGGTTTAGGGGACATCCATCCTACCTTCTCTACAAATT